CCGTAGCATTACAAGTATACACCGTTGTATTAGCAGTTGTTGTAGCTTTATAAATTGCGTTTTTATATATATTAGACATTTTTCTTTATACTTTTATAAAATACCAAGCTTGTGCTTCATTAACATCTTGAACGTTCTGTGTATAGTTATTATTTAATTGAAATATCATTTGTTCTAAAGTTTTAATGATCTGGTTTTGTTGTGATGGATCATATTCAGGGGTTGCGTTTGCAAGTCTTGGTTGGTCTAGTTTAGCCATTATCTTAAACCATCTAGTTGACCATCAATACGAAGTGTACCAAATCTCCAATAAGAATTTAGATTTGTGCTTCCTATTTCTATTGCAACTTGTCTTCCTCTAGCTCTCATATCCACTTTAGTTGTATTAGAATTAACAGTTGTATTTGAAGCAAGTGTTGAAGAAGATCCTGGATATTGTTTTACATAAAATTTCATATTAAGATCACCTGTTTGATTTGAAAAGTCAGGTATATATCTTTTTATAAACATAGAATCATTACCATCTACAATGTCTATATCTCCTGACTTAATAAAACAAGTCATAGGTTGACCATTAGCATTTACTCCACTTTCATGGTTATAAAGAGTTGAAATACCATTACTTAATCCATAAATAGTAGGTGTAGCATTAGATGTTGAATTTGCAAAATACTCAGTTGCAATTGGGTAATTTATTATATCTTGAGTATGCCAAGATGTTCTAGGTAAAGTACCAATAGTCCACAAATCTTCTCTATAATTATATGTAACTACTGCATCATTTTGTTGTGAACCTGTTGTTGGATAAAACCAATTTATTTCAGAAAACTCAGCATTGACACCTGCGTATATAATATTTTTTGCATCTAAGTTAATACCATTGAATACATAATTCTGTACACTACAAGGAATTTCTCTAACAACCCCGTCGTATAAAAAGAAAGTATGATTAGACATCCAATAAATTTTGTTATTAACTTCAACAGCTGCATGAGGCCCAACTATACCGCAATTAGATCCAACATTTTTAATAGAGAATGTATAAGGAGGTCCAACATATTGCATTGCATGCATAGAAGTATTTGTAAAAATTCCAATATCTCCTCTTGTTCTAACGGCTGTTACAATACTATTACCATCTGTTAATCTTTGAAAACCTGCATCGTTTACAGCTGTTGGAATGAAATCAGTAACTGATTCTTGTGCTCCAAACAATACAACCATTGGATCATATGTTGAAGTTGTCCCGGGTGTTGTTTGAGTTCCTAAAAATATTAAATGTCTATCTACTCCAGATACAATCATATAATTAGTTTGTGTTGGAGCATATGTTAATAGAGTTGCTCTTGTTGTATCAGGAGCAGTGATAAAATTAGAAGTATCTAATATATAAGTTTTTCCACCTATTATTGTTGCAATTAAATCTTCACCATAAGCATCTAATGCCCAAATTCTTGCTGTATCTGAAACAACGTTAGCTCCAGAAGGTAAACCCCAACCCTGTCCACCATCCCAAAATCCAGCTCCCCATCCATTTGAATAAGTAGTTTTATCTACACCAATATCTATTTGAAAAGCTGCCCCTGCAGCAGTTCCTGAAGTTGTAACAACACCCGGTGTACCAAGTCCTGTAACATTTATTTTAAAAACATTTGAACTAATTACTTCTTTAATTTCAAATTCATTTTGCATTTTTGCATTAGTAATATTTACTACATTAACTCCTGAAACAGATGAAAAAGTTACAAAGTCCCCTACACTTGCACCATTAGAAGTAGAAGTAACGGATACGTAAGTTGTACCTGATGTAAAATTAAATACTGCTGGAAGTGTAGTAGATAAAGGTGTGATATCGTAATATTTTGTACCGTAATATATATAAAGTTTTTTATCTGTACCAATAGCCGCAAGAGTTGCTCCGCCTAATGAAGTATAAACAAATAAACCTCTACCAACTCCAACTAAATTTGATCCAACCGGATCAGCCCATCCACCTAATTTTTCAGGGAATCCATAACGAAATCTAACGTTATCACAATCTGTCCATCCACCTTCTGCTCCGTATTGAGTGTCTTGTGTGTTAATCCCTGGTCTTGAAAATTGTAATTTTGTAATTGGCATAAGTTTTCATTATACCACCAAATACGTTGATTTATACTATTATCTTAAAGGCGGTATTCCTAACAGAGGTCTTTTATCATATAAATTAGAATCTGCAAACTGTCCATTTACATGGTTATAATGCAAGAAAACTTGCGCACAAATGTTCCCTTGAAACTCATCTCTCCAATGTTCTAATTCACAACCTGAATAAACTAACATATCCCCTGGCTCTAAATCTACTCTAATACCTGTTGGTGCATTTGGTTTCATTATATTTTTGTATTCATCTATTACATTATCACTACCTGTTGGATCTAAATAGATGGCCCAAGGATCTCCACCTAAATTTAATGTTGTAGATATCTCGCATGAAGGTCTATCTTTATGTCTTTTTAAAATAGAACCTTTCTCATATACACGTGCGTATGAGTATGTGGGTATTAAATTTAAATTAGTTTTTTCTTTCATAATAGGCATAACTTTCATTAATAATGTTTCCATAACAAAGTCTGCATAATGAGAATATACATTTGGAACTTGTGTATCTTTCCACGTTCCTAGAATAGATGTTTCCGCTACGAGATTATTGGAATACAGATAGTGGACCGCGTCTCTTTTAAGTAAAAAATAGTTAAATACAAAATTAGCAAGTTCATATGGAATTGCATTTTTAATTACTTGATATTTATTGGTTTGGAAGCTCATACAAACATTCCTTTCTGTAAAAAGTTAAATGATACAGATATCCTTATATCATTAGATCTATTAGGTTCAACACAATGATAAAGCCATGCTGGAAACATTATAAGTCTTCCGGCAACCGGTTCAAAATTAACTTCTCTCCATAAATAAGATGGAAGTTGACCTTCTTTTGTTTTTGGATGAACCATTGCTGCAACTGATTTAGGATCTTCTAATTTTAAATGACCACAGTTTTTAGGAGTCTTTACATAATAAACACCTGACCATAATGAGTTAGCATGCATATGCATTTTATTATATCCGTGTGGTGGATTAATATTGGCCCACATATTACCAAGAAAAGGTTCATTATCTAATAGCTCTTCTTTGTAAATATCTAATTGCGCTTGATAAAGTAAATCAACTAACATTTTATATTCAGGTCTTTTATGCATATCTGTTGTACTATGCCAACCGTTTACATTAGTTATAGTTATTCCTTTATCTTCATTAGACCAATCAATAATGTTTTTTTCTAATTGTGTATTAAATTCTGGCGTTCCAATATCTTTAACATAAATTGGAGTTGCAAAATAAAGTTCTCGGTTCATTTAAAAGGCGTGCCTCCAAACCACATCACAAGTGATTTTCTAATTCCTTTAGTAATTGGAATTACACGATGTCTTATATAACTTGCAAAGAAAATAGCTTGTCCTTGTTTTGGTCTTGCTATTTTTCCATCTGACATTAATTCAAGTCCACCACCTTCAAACTCAGACTCATGTGATAATAAACAAGTCATAGATATTTTACGAACGGGTGGTTCATTTTTACAATCTATATCTGAATCTATGTGCCAATCATAAAATCCACCTTCTGGATATTCTGTATATTGAGCAGGTTCTGTTATTTGCATTCCTTCAAATCCAAAATGATTACCATTAGTTTGTTTCATTACTTTTTCTAATGTCGCATACATTTCAGGCATTTTATTAAATGGAATCCAACTTATATGTGAAGTTCTAGTTTTAGTATCAATAGTTCCTTGAGCGCCACCGCCTACTTGACCTGCTTCTGGTGGTTGAGATCTACCTGCATTAATTATTAATTGACATTGTTCTGGTGTAAACAATGGAGTTGTTGTTTCAACTATTAAAGATTTCCAACGTGGTTCAGTTATTATCATGCTCCTCTATTTTCTATTGGGTTATATAATACATCGCAGTTAGCTGCCAATGTTCTTCTTGTGTCATTTGTTCCATTGAATGGATATACACAGTGTCTCATATCATATGGAAAAATATAAAAATCTCTAAGTTCCATTGGTGGCTGATAATCTTGTTTTGCAAATTGACCAGAAGAAGTACCTAATATTTGTAATCTTCCATTTTGTGGTATATGACTTGCTGAATATTCAACTCCATAAGTATTGGGTAGTTTTAAAACCATTACTGAAGATAAACCTGTAAATAAATCACCTTGATGAACATGAGCTGGATTGTATTCATGTGCTTTCATTTCATTAACCCAAACAGAGTTTAAATGAGTTTTATAATTATTAATTTTATTAAAATTTAAATAATGATGAAATGTTTCTATAAACCATTGTTTAATATTAAGAGGTAAATAATCATGTCTTTTTACTTTAGTCTCATCTTGACCATCATAAAATAAAGAATGTTCATCTTTAATTTTACCTATTAATTGTTTATTTGCTGGACTTAAATTATTAAAATTTTGTTCGTATATTTGATTAATAGATGTAAAAATATCTAATGGGACTTGATAACGTAAAATAGATTGTCCTAAAAATACAAATTCAAATTTCATTGTTTGGTTTGCCAATATTAGTAATGGCTTCTTTCTTTTCTAATGGTAATACACCTTCTTTATGAAGTCTATTTAAAGTTTCTAATTGAGATACCACATTAAATACTTCAGATTGAGAAGACCCTGGAGTTAAAGTTTTTGCTCTATTTTCAAGAATGTATTTATAAGCTTCACTTTGATGGGTATTAACATTTTTATCATCAAAAGTTCCATCATTGTATTCTAATTTTAATTTAGACCATTCATTAATTTCTCTCATTCTATCTTTTGCAACAAGTTCCATATTAGCTTTTGCATATAGTTTTTCATCTAATTCTACTTTAAGTAATTCTATTTCTAATTCATCTTTTTCAGTCTCTAGTTTTCTTTGTGTTTTTTTAATTTCAATATCATTTTTTCTATAATCAAAAGATAAACCCATTAAATTTTCAAAATGAACACTTTGTTCTTTAACACATTGCCAGTATTTAGATGCATTGTTAGGATGTTTAAAATCAGCAAGAACAGAAATACGCATTTCTGTGTTGGTTCTAAATATTTGTTTTTTAACCCAAGTATCTTTTAATTCAGAATTAAGTTCTTTAAATTTTTTAAAATCATTATCTTCTAAAATATTAGAAAGATAATCTACTTGTATTAATGGTTGTGCACCTTTTGTCATTCTTATCTCAATATAGTGATTTTTTATTAAATGTAAAGAGCTATGCTGTAGTTACCGTATAAGCAGTTACAGCAGGAACTGTCCATTTTTCTGTGGCAGCTGATACTGTTGGAGTTCCTCCACCAAACCCAAGAGCTGCTGATTGCGTTCCAGCACCTGCTAAAATAATTCTTGCTGTATTCATGGAATTAACACTATACCAAGAAGTACCATCAAATTTTTCTGTTGCTCCTGATACTGCTGGTGTTGGAACTAATCCACCAAAAGCTAATCCAGCTGTTTGTATACCTGCACCAGATAATTGATACCTAGCTGTATTCATTGAATTAATATTACTCCAAGTAGATCCATTCCAAGATTCTGTTGCACTTGATGCTGTAAGTGTAGGCGGAGCAGTTGTGTTTCCACCAAAAGCAATTGCTGCTGTTTGTGTCCCAACTCCAAATAAATCATACCTAGAAGTATTCAAAGTTGTGGGATTAGAAGTCCAAGTTGTACCATTAAATGATTCTGTAGCATTGACAAGAGCACCATTTGCAAATCCACCTGCTGCAATAGAAGCAGTTTGAATTCCAAAACCAGCCATACTTCTTCTTGCTGTATTTAATCCGGTTGGATTATTAGTCCAGTTAGTTCCATCATATTTTTCTGTTGCAGTTGTTGGTGGTGCCCCTGGGTTTCCACCAAAAGCTAAAGCTGAAGTTTGAGTACCTGATCCCCCTAATTGTGATCTTGATGTATTTAAACTTGTAGGATTAGAAGTCCAGTTTGTTCCATCATATTTTTCTGTTGCTCCTGTTATAGTTGGAGTTTGTCCACCAAAACCTAAAGTAGAGGTTTGAGTACCTACCCCTGCTAAACCAGTTCTTGCCGTAACCATATTATTTCCAGAGGCCCATGTTCCAATTGCAGATGAAACTTTTAAAGTTTTAGATGTAGAATTATACCAGATCTGACCATTTAATAATGGAGATGGATCTGATGTTAAATTTGGAATTGTAAATCCTTGTATATTTGTATAATCGCTCATAGTTATGCTGTTGTTATGGTTCTAGCAGTTAATGCAGTAAAAGTATCTGTCCATTTTTCCGTTAATGATGATGGAGTTGTATTTAAAGGACCAGTACCACCACCAAAAGCCAAAGCTGAAGTTTTTGTACCTGCTCCTCCTAATGAATTACCTCTTCCTGTATTTAATCCAGTTGGATTAGATGTCCAAGTTGTTCCATTAAATAATTCTGTTGCAGATATTGAAGGAAATCCTCCAAAAGCTAAACCTGCTGTTTGAGTACCTGCACCTGCTAAACCCGTTCTTGGTGTATTTAATCCAGTTGGATTAGATGTCCAAGTTGTACCATTAAATAATTCTGTAGCTGCTGTTGCAATTATAGTAGGTGCTCCCGTGCCACCTCCAAAAGCTAAAGCTGAAGTTTGAGTACCTGCTCCTGCTAAATAATTTCTTGCTGTGTTTAATCCAGTTGGATTTGAAGTCCAAGTTGTTCCATCATATTTTTCAGTAGCTGCTGATACAGCTGGACCTGGTACTAATCCACCAAAAGCTAAAGTTGCTGTTTGTGTACCTGCTCCTGGTAAAAAATTTCTTGTGGTGTTCATTGTATTCACTGTTGTCCAGTTAGTTCCATCATATTTTTCTGTTGCATTTGTTCTTGTTGCTGCTGGTGTTATCCCTCCTCCAAAAGCTAAAGCTGAAGTTTGAGTACCTGCTCCTCCAGAAGCTCTTCTTTGTGTGTTCATATTATTTACAGATGTCCAGTTAGTACCGTCATATTTTTCTGTTGCATTAAGTACATTTCCTGTTGTAGGTGATGAGCTTGTATTAGAACCTCCAAAAGCCAAAGCAGCTGTTTGCGTACCCGCTCCTGCTAATTGTACTCTAGATGAGTTTAAATTATTTCCAATTGCCCAAGCTGCCGCTGTTGTGACAGGAAGTGTAACTTTTCCAACATCAGTTGCAGTGTTATACCAAACTTGTCCTTCTAATAATGGAGATGGATCTGATGCTAAAGACTGAGTTCTAAATCCTAATATTGTTTTATAATCACTCATGGTAATATAATTCCTGTTGGTCTTGTTAAATAAATTTCATTCTCTTCAGTTACATCAGGATTAGCTAAATCCCATTCTTGTTGCAATCTTAATATTTCAGCATCTAATATTGCTTGTGCTTCTTCTTTTGTTTTTTCTGTACCATTTACTCTTTGAATCCATTCCACATCACCTATATTTTCTCTTAATACCCAAATATCACAAGGATATCCTTGAAACTCAAAAGCAACACTATCTCTATGAGTTATAAAACCTTCTCCAAAATTATTTGCAATACAGTATTTCATATTAGGCAATAGTTATTTTATATGAATAAACATTTGCAGTAATAGCAGTAGGTTTCTGTAAATAAAAATTATTATTTCCTGATGAATACCAAATTAAACCAGAATTAGTAGTATTTCCAGGGAATGCTGTAACTGGGTTTTGATTTAAAACCGGAACCGTAAAACCTTGTATGCCTTTATATTCAGACATTATTTATTCCTTAATAACCAGCCTTGAGTAGTATCTGTGTAGACTAAACTGAAAGCAGCTCTTTCAATAGACACTGTTAAATCTTCTGCTAGTCCTTGAATATTTTTTCCGTTTCTTGCAACTGTTAAATTGTTTGTATCAAAAGTAGCATTATAATCTATAAACGCAACTTCTTGTCCAATTGTTGGAGAAGCGGGAAGTGTTACTGTGAATCCTGCTGTTGATGTATTTACAAAATACCCTGTATTAACAACTGCTGTAAATGTAGTTGAGTTAACTGTACTGTTCCATGTTAAACCTGCAGTAGGAGTTGCAAAAGATAACACTGCAGAACCGTTAGTTTGTAAAACTTGACCCGATGTTCCATCAGATGATGGTAATGTAAATGTTACTGTAGTTGCCGCAGCCGCTAATACTTGTAATCCGGTATATTGAGTATTTGCAGTGTTATAAATTTTTAAAACACCATTAGATACTACATTGGCATTTACAATACTTACTGTAGTTGCAGTAAAATTCAATGCAGTTGCAGTTTGCATTGCAAACGTTGTTCCGTTAAATGTTAAATTAGTTGAACCAGCTAGAACTCCAGCATTATTATATTGTACAGCATTAGTAGTTCCACCAGGACTTGCAGCTGGTGTTGCTGCTATAACAGAAGTTGTAGAAGGATCTACAATAAGATAATTTTTAGATCCAGTTCCAATAGAAACAGTTGTAGAACCACCTGATGAAATAGTAGCGGTTCCACCAGAGTTATTTATAATAACATAATCTTTTTCAATATTTGGAACTGTAATTGTAACTGTCGTAGCAGATAAAGCACCTGATAAAATAATTGTTTTATTTCTACCAGCTTCATCAGTATAAGTTGTAGAAGTTGAATTTGTTGTAAATGCTAAAGTTGTATTACCTGTAACTGTAATAGTAATTACACCTGCGATAGCATTATCAATTTCTTGTAAGTTAACATTGGTGATGGCACCCCAAGTACCCGCATTATCACCTGTTCCCTGTAAGTTTAAACCTAAATTACTAAATGTACTTGCCATATTAAATTTCTATCATTTTTTTAATGTTTTGTCATTATGGTATTTGACTCCATATTTGACTAGTTGTAGCATTTATAGTGCTCCAAACCTGACCTGTATTAGGATCAATTGCAGACCAACTTTGACCTGTATTTGGATTTATTGGAATCCAACTATATACAATAGGTTGTCCTGTTCCTAAAGTCAATAAATTTCCTGTTACATAAACTATGGCTGGAGTTAATACTGTAACAGTACCTACCCCTAAATTTACACCATTTCCATCTGTTATTATTAAAGAAGAAGCTAAAACTTCAACATCATTTACAGAAAGATTTAATTGTTCACCTATTACACTTGCATTATTATTTGCACTAACTTGTACATTATTTGTAGAAAGATTTAATTGTTCTCCTGAAACAACTAATGGAATACTTATATTAACATCGCCTGTTGCTATTTGAACACTTGATCCAGTTACAGGTGTATTAACATTAATAGCAAATGTTGCAGTTCCAGTTTGTAAACTTAATTGATTTCCTGTTATGTCTACATAAGATTTACCAGATATAGTTGGTGAATCTGTAAAGAAATTTAATAGGTTAGTAGTTACATCAGCATTAGATTTTGCAACTACTGTTGCATTATTAATTAATAAAGTTAATTGATTACCAGTAATATCAACATTAGCTTTACCAAAAACAGTTATTGTTCCAGATGAAATTCCAAGTTCATTAGAAGATACAATTACTGTTACAGTAAGACCAACAGTTACATTTCCAGTAGATAAAGTTAATTGATTTCCTGTTACATCAATATTTGCTTTTGAATTAACAGTTACAGTTCCAGTAGATAATGTTAAAGCATTTCCTGTTACAGCAAAATTACTTGTAGTAACAACACTTACTGATCCTGTAGATAAAGTTAATTGTTCTCCAGTTACGTCAACATTAGATTTACTAACAGTTGTTACTGTTCCTGTAGAGATTGTTAATTGTTCACCACTAACTGTGGTTGTGACATCTGAAGCTATTCCACCCCAGTTGATTGAACCCCAAGTATATTGACCCCAATAAGTATTTGTAGCCATAAATTTTTATGGCGAGTCTACTAAGATATTCTTAGAACTGCACTTGTTGAGTTAGCTGTTGGGAACTGAATAGTAAAGTCGCCGTTTGTTGAAGTTTTTGTTCCACCAAAATCTAAAACTACAACAGCTGGATTACCAGAAGTTGTGTTATAAATTAAACAGCAAGATGCTGATACAGTTGCTGTTGAGAAAGTTGCATTATTAAAACTTGTGAAAGACACGTTACTAGAAACTGTAACTCCTAAATTTGTTAAAGTAGTTCCACCTGCTGAATAACCAGTTCCAGATGTTTCATTAGTTGTAATATAATTTGTAGTTCCTGTAGAAAATCCAGTTACAGTTGTATAAAGAGCTAATTTAAAAACGTTTCCTGCACTTGATGAAAAGTTGTGTGTTGCTAAAAACAATTGTTGTTTAAAACTATCTGGTACTATATTTGCCATATTGACTCCTTAATTATTTTCCTGGTGGCGGTGAATCTATCACAACTCTAGGTTCTCCGTCAACATATTCATCTCTTCTTCTTCTACCTGTTTGTTCAACACCGAAAGATTCACGGGCCTGTTGGTATGTTTGTTCAAACATCTGTACCATATTATCAGGACCTTTGATATATTTATATGTTTCTACCAAACTTCCATATAAAAGTAAATCCTGTGCATAAGTAGAAATATAACTTGTACTTGTAGCACTTGAGGTAATAGTAGCAGGTTGTTGGTAATATGCAATATTTATTATATAAGAAGTATCAGGAGTAGGGGCCACAAACCAAGTAGTAGCATTCCAGTTAGCCCAATATTTAGGTTCTGCGTAATAAGTAGATGATCCTGGTTTATTATTGTATTCAGCTAACCAAGAACTATCTTTTTGTAATAAATTAACAATTTCACCACTACTATTAATCATTTCTACATATCTAATATTACGTAATCCTGATGGTACTGATATTGTTGAAGTTCCAGTAACTGTAACTGCTGATGCATATAGTCTAAATGCATCTATATTAAGTTCTCTATAAATCCTATTTTCTGTATTTTGTACAACAACAGCTACAGTTGAATCTGATAATCCATTTTCAGATAATTCCGTATAATTTCTAATTTGATCTCTTAGTTCCCCGTAATTCATATCTATATAGTTTGTGCTGTTACTTTTCCGCCGCCAATTACTGTATCATAAGTTGCAATTCCTGAATAGGCATTAAAGTTATAATTATTTGCATTAATAACTGTAATGACATAACCAGTACTTGTAGCTAATACATCAACAGTAAATCCAACTGAGCTATTAAAGTTATTTAAAGCATTAACGTTTGCAAATACAACTCTATCACCACTTACCCTACCATGATTAAATTGACTAACATTAATTGTTGAACTTCCTGTAGTTATTTTAAAAGGATTATCAGCAAGTTCTACAGCTGATGGACCAATACTAACTTCTACGCCACCAAAAAATCCTGTATCAGTTGCAACATTTGGTAAATTAATACTATAAGTATCTGAACTAACAGAAGTTAAAGTATAACCAATCGTTGTTGTTAAAGTTGGAATAGAAAAACCATTTCCTGAAAGCGTTCCTGTAATCACGATCGACGTTCCTAGTTTATTTCCATGACCAGGATCATTAATTAATATTGTTGAACTACCCGCTACTGAATAAAATGGATTATAAGCTAATTGAACTAATACAGCAGGTTCTACTCTATCAGGTCTTGCATTCATTAATCCTTGTGGATCATTTCCTGGAACTTTAGGTTCTAATTGTGGTTGCTTAGGTTCATATTCAGTATAATGGACCAGCGATCCATTCCACTCGGTTAGCATTTCTTGGTACGGGAATCGTTGACCGGATCTATCAGATATTGCCCAAGCTTTTTTACCCGTTGAAAAGGTAGTCATTTACATTCCTTCTCCAAAATATGATTTTGGTGAAATATATAAAGATGTTCTTTGGCTATCTTCTTCTAAAGCTCTTTGTAGATCATCCTCATATAACATTTTTAATAATTGAATTTTATCTGGCGCGTGTTTAACTGCTAAATAATAAGCAAGTCCTGAAGTTAAAGCTGGTAAAAATCTAAATACAACATCTGGAGTATTTATATAAGATCCGGCATCTTCAATTCTAGCTAAGTAATAAAATATAAATTGAAAATTACTTGGATTAGTAGCATTAGAATAATTTGCACCTGCAGTTTGATATAAAAATATACTAGGATTTACAGTTCTTTGTACATAATACTGAGAAGGTGTTCCTTGTGATAATTTATTAGGTAATGCTGCGTAAGCAGATCTATCTATTTTAGTAAGAGAAATATCTACTGGATTTGTAGTGACAGTATTATTTCTTACATAAGCTTCTAATACATCATTTATATTATTAGGGAAATTAGTAGGATCCGCTGCGTAATTATATTCAGCTTGTCCTAAAACTAGATTAACTGTTGCTTTTTGAACTTTCCATAAATGAACACCTCTATTATCCCATTCAGATAATAACAAATTTATAGATCTTCTTGCTGACCTTAATTGATATCCACTTCTACTTCCATCAATACCTATACGTTCATAAGCTTCTTGAATAAGCTCATCTATATCCAGATTAAATGAAGTAGTTCCGGATGTTGTCATGGTACCTCTACTTGTCTATAAATACAGTAAGAGTCATTCCAGACATTGAAGTTGCGCCAATACCGTTTTCGTATAGCACTCCATCTTCTGGTAAATATATAGTTTCAGTTCCGCTAGCTCCAACAATAACTGGAATGTAGTATCCACTAGTAGTTGATCCTGAAGTTGTTGCTCCAGAAATAACTGTATTAATAGATCCTGTTCCTGTTGATCCAGGAGTTGTTGGTTGAGCCATGATTCCTCTTAAACGAGTTCTACCTGTAAAGAAAACACCATTAGCTGTTAATGTGACCGGTTTGACGTCACCTTTATAATTTGGCATTTAAACCTCTATTTGTATTTTATAGGGACCCCGGAGAGTCCCTACAAAAGAATTTTAATTAACTAGTGCTCTCTTCACCAGGTTTACCTGTACCGTCATTAAATGTATATGTGAATATACCTGAAACGTTACCTGTACCTGCTGTAGATCCAACATTTGCTACAACTGTAGAATTAGCTGTAAGTCCTGCTGCAACAACTAAAGTTCCTGTAAGTGCATTAATACCTTTTGCTCCAGAAACTAAATTTTGTGCAAATCCAGTTGAGTTAGCTGCTGTTCCTAAATTAATAGTTGTAGTAGCTCCACCAGCTGAAGTTGACAATATCGCAAAACTAAGTGGTATAGCTCCTGCTGGTAATACAAATGGAGCGCTAGCATTTACTGTTGCTCCAACTGATACTGCAGTTGCTGTTGTTGTTGATGATAAGAAAGTAATAAGTGAAGATGCAATTAAAACTCCTGGATCAACTCCAGAACTTTTATCTTGTCCACCATATGTTCTTACATATCCTTGAAACGTGCTTTTATTTGCCATGTGTTTATCCTCCTATTAATCCAATGTAGTCATTAGGCATGTCGACTATACGCGTCTACATCGAATGTTAATGTATAGTATTTAAAATATATCTTAATTTATTAAATAGTGCAAGAGATCCCTGCATCAAAAATGATGTTTTTTACTATATTTTGTAACTAGTCTTTAACTAGCTACTGAAAAATCAGGAGCAGCTACTTCTATTTTAATCTGTCTGTAAGCAATTTCTGCTTCAGCCATTTTAATTTGGTTAACAATACTACGAATTTCTTCGTCTATTTTAACCATATCCAAAGAGTATCTACCCTCTTGGATGTGAGCCTGTTCCCAATCAAGTTCTAAAAGTCTCTTCTTTTTGTAAAGAGCTTGAACGTGATCCATCTACAACCTCCTCATAGGTTATGTAAAAAAGATTACTAATATGTTTATCAGTAATACTTTTTTCTATTTGTTCTTTACTCATTTTTCCCAGAAAGTCAAGTACTTTCTGATATAAAGATTCTGTTGAATTTAGGGGTTCAGATTCCAATGAAAATTGGATTTTAGTTCCGTTTATAAATATTTTTACTAGGTAAGTCATCTTCTCACAGATGTTTTTATAGGGATTTACAGGGTGAGTCAAGCCCACCCTGTAAATAAAAGTCCTTACGCTCCTGGAGAACCGTAAATACCTCTAGGGTCAGACCAGCCAAAACTGTATCTTTCTCTAGCTTTGTATCTAACGTTACCAGTATCGAAGTCACCTTCCATAGAAGTTCTAATCGGTGATCTTTCGAAGTACTTCATACCGTTTGGTACATCTGTTTTAACGAAGAATGCATCAGAATCAGTTAAGAAGTGATTTACAGTGTATCCACCAGAAATCATTCCCATGTTTCTAATTGCATTGATATCGTTATCAGAAGTTCCAACTCTACCAGCAGATTTCATTAATCTGTCAGCAGTGAACTGCAGTTGCACAGGGATGATTAATTTCACTCCTTGAGCAGCAACTTTTAATCCACGTTCATCAGTAAAGTTCGCAATGTCAATTAACGACTGTTCTAATGAAGTTTCATTCAAGTCAGCAGGTGTAGTTAGTGTATTTTGAAACGTACCAGCAATAGTAGCGTGCGTTGTAGAGAATAATGGAGATCCATCACCACCTGGATAGGTTGTGCTGAAACCATTGTTCAATACGTTAGCTGCTGTCACTTGCTTAGTATTCGCCATAGATCTAGCTAATGCTTTTGTATATCTAGACGCTAGTCTGTCATACAAGTTGTCCTCAATCGCTTCTTCAGTGATTGCGAACGCAAGAGCTATAGTATTGTGCGTATATCTAGCAGTGAAAGTCTCGTTAGCTTGGTCATAAGACACGCCAGAGCCTTCAGCTTTAATCGCAGCATTACCGAAACCTGATAACATAACTTCTTCTTCAAATGCTCTTTCAGAAGTTTCTTTATCGAAGATTTCTTCGTGCTCGTTTTCGTAACGTTTATATTCAAGTCCAAACAGAGCGTTTAAACCTGGTTCTAGTTCTTTAACTAGTTGTGATCGTGATATAGCCATAGTTTATTACTCCTTTAGATTAGTTGTTGACCTTTGTTAATTCTAACAACAAAGTCTTCACTAGCTACTGCTACTTCATTACCGATAAAGTTTGAAGGTCCTAGTACTAATGCCTGACCAGTAGACGAGTTAGAAGCTGCAAGATCTAAAGCAGTTGCAGAAATTCCATTTACAGAACTTCCTGCAGCATACAATATATCGAATGCTCTTCCAACAGCGCTTACACCTAGTGCAGTTCCTGTTGATTTAACAAGGTATAGTTGATTTGGATCATCCACTACAAACGCTTGAATGTTTCCTTGAGAAACATCTGTTTGTGTGTAGTAGTTTTGCCAAGTCGGTTTGTTTCTATTGTTAGGGCTAACTTCTATTAGACAGCCGTTAAACACGCCTAATACTTGTCCAGTTGCAGACGATGTTACAGCAACAACAGTTCCTGTAGCAGTCAATGCAGTTAAGTCACCTTGATAAATAGCCTGAGACTCGTTATCAACGATGTAGAACTGATCTTGTCCACCGCTAGTGTAGCCACCACCAACTTTTCCTAATGGTCTAAAACCATAGGCTTTTGTTGAGTTTGCCATATTATTTACTCCTTTAAGTTTAATTTAAACTTTGTTGGGTAGGAATTACTAAATAATTAGTTTTTCTTTGTACCACCAAAAGTTACACGAGTTTGCCTTTCATTACTGATTGGCATACTTGGATGCTGTTCCTTCAGAGGATCGTTTGCGATTGCATCAGCTCGTTCTTGAGTTCTTTTTGCAAAGTAATCTTCACGAGACTTAGCGATCTCCTCGGGTACTCTAGCCAGCACTAGGCCACCTACTCCAATCACTCCTGCGTATTTGCCGTCTTTAACTGATGGAAAGTTCTGGTCTGGATATTCATCAGCTCTCACTAATTCATATCCTGATCTCATTCTGCCTGTGATATTTTTAGTATCATCAAAGCCTAATGACTCAGCTCTTATCCATCTATGTCTAAATCCGTCTGGCGCAGGCGGTGCATCTAGAGATGATGGTGGAGTCCAAACTTTAGGTCTTTCTGTTTTAGACCTAGTTTCGCTCGCACGGGAAGTCTTAATTGTATTTTTTTCGTTTACCATATGCCTATACCTCCTTCGTGGTTAAATGTTTCGCATATTCTTCAAGTGGCACACCTAATCTTTTAGCAATTGCTACTTGTGATGGTGTGAGCTTCACAGTTTTTTTGCGTCCTGATTGGCTAGGACGATTAGCCGAAGCTACAACTTGAGCAGGTCTTGCTCTTTCTGTATTTTCTACATCTCTTGTACCAAATTTATGCGGAAATTCAAGTCTTATTCTTTTATCAATTTCTGCATAATATTCGTCACTTCTAGGATCGAATCCTTCTTCTGTTACAAGCTTTTTATGCATATCAAATGCAGTATAAGTCATTGCAGCATCATTACCAAACCAAGTATTTTTAGCCGCCCATTCTTCTGCTTTAGGATCTGTTTGAGGAGCCTGAACATATTGTTGTTGAGGGTTAATTGTTACTTCTTTTCTTGGTTCATCTTGTTGAGCCGCTTTAATTGCTCTTAATCTAGCAGATTCTAAAGCTAATTCAGCGATTTGTTGTTGAGCATTAACTTGAGCTTCTATATTTTGAGAATCAATAGCAGTTTTAAGAGCTTGTTTAGCATTTTCTAAACTAGAATTAACTCTATTTTCAAATTCAGATACATAAACTCTATCTGTTTTATGTACTCTATTTTCTAATAAAGCTTTTTCTCTTTGAACTGATTGAGCATAAACCAAAGCTTCTTCTCTTTGTCTTTCTGCTTCTCTCATTTTATGAGTTAATTTAGCTATACGTTTTTTAACGCCTTCGCTATATTCTTCTAACTCATCTTTAGGTTTTTTAGTTTCAGTTTTTTCTTTAGCTTCAACAATAGGTTGTTCTGCTTCTTGTTGAACTTCTATCTTCTCTTCTTTTTTCTCTTCTGCAACGGCTTTTGATTGCTCGTTGTTTTCCAATTCAATCTCAGCGCCTTCTTTTTCACCGACATCGATCATTGGATCGTTTTTTGGTTTTTTATCTTCTATTGGCATAGTGCCTCCTATGTTTAAATGTGATGAAGAACATCTTCAGGGTTTTTAATAGTCCCTAAAACTTCGTCATCGTTTAGTAGTCGCACTTCTCCACCTTCTATTGGTAATCTTGAGCCCGCATAACGAGCAAAGATAACCCAATCTCCTTTTTTACACCATGGACCTGTTGGATAACGCTCTTTGTCGTTATATGCTAAAGGTCCAATTTTAAGAACATAACCACAATTAGTAGCTATTCTTAATTTGTCTAATGATTCTTGTGATATAATAATTCCACCTTTAGTTTTATCTTTAGGTGTAAATGGTAATACTAATAATCTCCATCCTGACGGTTCTGGTAAACTATCAATTAATGATTCAGTAATATTTTCAGCTCTTATTGTTTTTTTATCTTCTTCTTTGTATTTTTCTTCAAGACCTAGAACAGTCTTTGGTACTTCGTTAGACTGAACATCAGTCGAGTTTAATAATGTTTCCTTCATTTTCTTTTAGCTCCTTGTTGTTTAGCAGGTTAGAGATTTCCTGTAATAAAAATTCGTATGTGCGAATTTGACCAAGTATATACTTGTAATCTTCCATGTTGTCAACCCCACCTGAAGTAACGGTTAACGTTAATCTTTCTAGTTGCGATTTCATAAATCGCTGTAGCTTATAAGCTACATCTACTGTTTCCATTAGCAATTCCACTTTCTCAATGATTTATTAATCCTTGAGTTTGGGTCACGTGCGGTTTTAGCTGAGGTTAATCTCTTCTTCATACCACTCATTCTCGCACAAAAGGATTTTCTTCTATTAGCAGCTTTTGAACCTTTTTTCAACTTACTTGGTTTAGTAGTTACTGCCATTGATAATTTAGAACCAGGATGTTCACGTCTATAAGATGCAATACCTTTTTTATTTAATCCACCAGCTTCAGATTTACCTTCTTTTCTTTGCCATGCAGGAGTTGCTTTACCACCTGATGCTAGATAAGCTCTACCCATTCCTCTAGATCTAATCATATTAATAAACCTTAGTAACTTTCCTTCTATTGTTCATTACTTTACCGCAACCTCTAGCAATAAATCCACCTTTTTTAAAAAGAGCATTTGGAGCCGGAGTAAAAGAAATACTTTTAACTTTTATTGACTTTTTAGTTATAGGTTTTTTTCTTTTATCACTACCTAAATCTGGCATTATTTTTTCTTTTTAGGGAAACCAGCTTTCATATTTGCATATGCTTTAGCAGATATAGTAGATTTAGATTTAGGACGACTTATTCCTAATTTTTTTCTACGATTTATATTTGCCCAAAGACCTGGCTTAGAAGAACCACCTTTTTTAAAAACACCTCTTCCTTTTAAAATATCAGCTTTAGTAACTTTTCCATCTCCTGTTAAATCAGGAAAAGAGCCACCGTCTTTAAAACCAGTTCTTGCATTAATAACTTTTGCAATACCTGTTCCTCTTATCTGTTTTCCAAGTCCCGACATTATTTTTTCTTTTTAACTTTGCCGCCTTTTTTCATATACTCAGCAGTTTCTTCTTCAGCATATTTCTCTGGAGATTTTTTTCCAGATTTAATAGCTTTAGCTTGTTTAGCTAAACTTTTTAATTCTTCGCCTTTATGTTTTTCTGCTTTTTCTTTTTTTACAAAAGCTTTAGGAGAAGTTTTTCCAGATTTAACTTCTTTAGCTTCTGCTAATTCTTCTTTATAAGATTCTTTTCCACCAAAAGCTTTTCCGCCTTTAGCTAAAGCAGCTCCCATTCCTCTTTGAGCAATTCCGCCGCCTCTAAGTGCAGCTCCCATTCCTCTTAATGCAATTCCACCGCCTCTAAAGTTTGGTCTTGGTCTTTGTTTAAAATCGTTTCTCATTTTTTTCTCCTTATCCGTTTTCCTGGTTGTTAGTCGGTTTGTTTGACATCGTTCTTGCAACCGACTCTGCTGAACGACCAATCACATACCCTCCGAGTCCAACATTTAATAATGTCCAAACATCACCAGGCAATTCAAAGGTAATAACTGCACCTAAGAATACTTTTATAACAGGTCCTATAACATAATTCCAAACTAAAATAAAGATTAAAACATACATTAAAAGGGGTCTCCAAGAGCTAGCAAACCAGCCAGCTTTTGCTTCAGCTTCAATGATTCTTGATGCTGCTTGTAGTTCTTGTGTATGAGATTGTAGTAATTGAGTCTGTAATTGAGCCTTTAATTTCTCTTGTAAATCCTTATCAGGAACAGCTTTTTCAATAGTATTAAAAAGAATTTTAGCTAAAGGTGCGATAGCTCCAAGCATTGGAAGCATATTAAAACCACTTTGCTATTTTTCTTTTATCCGGTAGCATTCTTCTTTGACCTTTAACAGGTTGTTTTTGAGTTTCATCTTTACTTGTCATTTCAACGTCAATACCACCTTTTAAATAGCCATCAGAATTTAGAAATTTAT